GGTACAGTTATACAGGCTCAAGTGGGGACACAGAGTGGTGGTGCTACAAATACGCTTTACCTCTTCGGGGTTTTGTACTAGGTATTCCAAAAGGTAGAGAAAGAATATACAATTAGGATATAAAATTTGGACCCTAATAGGCTTAATGCAGACGGGACTTTAGTTTAATCAATAAAGTGAGACTGGGTAATCTGCATATTAATTATGATATAATATAGGTATAAGGGGGAATTAAGGTAAGGTATAGAGTAATGACATTTGGAAATATGATAAATAGGGTCTCCGAGCTGATTAATCAGTCTCTCGCTGACGATACAAAGACAGTAACCCTCACAGAGGTAAAGGCTAACCTAAACCGTGCCTACCACAAAATTGCTAATAAAATTTCAACACTAGGACAGGATTACTACTACAGAGAGGCTAAGGCCGACCTAGTAGCTAGTCAGTCTCTTTACGGTCTTCCTACTGATATGCGAAGGCTTGAAAGAATAGAAATAGATTATGCAGAGAGTGGAACTAGAAGAAAGGCAAGGAGAATAGATAGAAATGCTATTAATGACCCTGCAATGGGTTTTTCACAAGACGGTCCTTACTACGCTATTACTGGAAATATGTTTGAGTTGTTTCCAACCCCAACCGCTTCAACTACTGGTGCTTCGTCTGGACATTATGGAATACATATTTGGTATTTAGAGTCTGTTTCTGATATGAGTGGTAACTCTGACGAACCAAGTTTGCCAGATGTTTACCAAGACCTACCTATTGAATACGCTGTAGCAAAAGCAAAGGAGAGACAGGGGTTAATAGAAGAAGCTAATGAGTATAAGAGTGAGTTCTACGGAGAAGTTAGTAGACTAGAAGAAGAGCTAATTGAAAGGAACGAGGACGACAACGCTAGCGTAATTATTAGGGATGAATATTAATGTCTACTGTTTATACAAAGGTTGCTGATGTAACGACAACTTATGAGGAGATTGGTGACTTAGTGGCAACTGATTATAACACAGACACTAACTACGATAACGATGTTCAGTATAACGGGGTAGACGAGACTGTGTATGTAGAGGTGGCTGATATAACCACAAGTATAACTAAAGTAAATGATATATAATGAGTACTACATTTCCGACGACAATTGATGCCTTAACAAATCCAACTGCGACTACAAAGGAGAATGTTATTAGTCACGCTGACCAACACGCTAACGCTAACGACGCTATCGAAGCTATTGAGACTAAGGTTGGTGTAGACGGTTCTGCTGTAACGACTACTTTAGACTATAAATTAAAGAGTACCGTTGGTGGACATAATCACGATGGAGTTACAAGTAAGTTAGTTTATATACCTCAGCAAGACCACGCTGGGTTAGATAACTTAGCATATGGTGATTCGGGACATACGGGCTTTGAGGCAACAATAGGGCACACTACAGAGGATGTAGCCAATAAGTCAACTGACACTGCCCTTGGTACTTCTGACGTGCTGTACCCCACCCAGAACGCGTCAAAAACCTACGCAGACACAAAGATATCAAAGACGACAAATATTACTTCTCTAAATGAGACTGGTATAGCAGACGGAGAGGTAGCTGTTTTCAACTTGACTAGTAAAGATATACGAACAAGTAATGTTACGATTGCTACAACACTTGGCGCTGATGATACTACTCTTCCAACGAGTAAGGCTGTTAAAGATGTTACAGACGCTTTGACAACAAATAGTTATACATGGGAGGGAGCTTGGGTTACTGCCACTGCTTATGTGATTAATGATTTAGTAGAGAATGATGGTTCTGCTTATATATGTACTGTTGGTCATACTTCTGGAGCTGTAACTGAGCCTGGGGTTGGTGCAGACTGGGAAAACGACTGGGATTTAATGGTTCAAAAAGGCTCTGCGACTGCAAATACAACAATGGCTAGGGCTTACCTTGCTGGGGCTCAGATAAACCTAACGGACGCTACTGACACTAAGGTATTATTAGATGCCGAGAACTGGGATGTTGGAAGTAATTTCGACACAACAAATAAGAGATATGTAGTTCCCGTAACGGGTTACTACCACGTCTCCTGTAGTGTTGGTTTTTCAACCTGTGTAGACGCAAAGATTGACCAGGTTATGTTATATGTGAATGCCTCTGCGGTGTCTTACAGTTCTGAATCTACCGCTTCGACCTCGGCCCACAGGTTGAGCCTGTCCGACGACGTATATGCGGTGGCTGGGCAATACATTGAACTATATGCTAGATGTAACACAGGCGCAAGCACAACAGATTTAATATCCACAAGCACGAGTACGTTTATGGCTATACATTTGATTAGTACATAAATAAGTGGTAGAATATAGTAGTAAGTTAATCGGGGGATTGTTATGTGTAAATTCTTATTTTTTATATTGTTAAGTTGTATGAATATAAGTGTTACTCCAACGGAAGATAGCGTAATAACTTCGAGTCATACTTCGGAGGGGACTTTCCTTGAAAAGAGTGATGGGGATTTTCTGTTTATATACCGACACGACACTGGTTTAGCTGGAGACCATACTGGAAATACGGGCTCTTTATATCAGAGAACTTTTAATGTTGAATCGAGAACCTGGGGAAGTAGGACCCTGTTTAGAGATGATACTTATGATACTAGAAGTGCTAATGGAGGAACGTTGGCAAGCGGGAGAATGGTATTGTTTTGGCTTAACTGGGAGATAGGCGGTGGAGGTGGTAACGACTCTGTAAAAATGATTTATAGTGATGATGATGGTGGAACTTGGAGTTCGCCTACAACGATTACTTCGTCTAGAGGTGTCCCAACTCCATACGGAAACATAGTTGATATCTACGACAATCCTGACCAAACAAAGCGTTACCTTAAACCCTTCCTTACTGCAAATTTTGTATGTGCCCTGTTTAGCGAGGACGGTTCTTCGTGGGGAAACGAGGTATCTATTTATCCTTACAATGTGACTTATTATCCTAATGAGACCGATGTTGTCTATCTGGGTGGTGGAAAGCTAATAGCCTTATCGAGAGACCAAAACTATGCGGCTAGTGGGTCTAATTACTACCAGTTTACAAGTTCTGATTATGGAGCCACCTGGTCCGCCATATCAAGGACTAATATAGTTTCTCCTCATTTTGCTCCATCGCCTAGAATTTTACTACACGGTACTAATGTTATAGTTATTGCGTCTGATAGAAGAACCCTGTCTAGTACAGGGAATCTCAAGGGCGAAGGAACGTGGATTTATACCGCAGAAGCTAAGACGGCATTTGCTTCTCCAACCTCTTACCAGCCCAAGACGTTTATACCTAGACCTTTAATGAGTTCGGATAGGGCTTTCTATGGGTACCCCTCTTATGCAAAACTTAGTGATAACGAATACTTAGTTGTATTTACCGATAAAGACACTGACACGGATACCACGGAGGACGCGGACTTGTATCAGTTTTATATGACCGTAGAGAATGACACTCCACTAGTAGGAACTACTTATGGGTTTCCAGTATTTAATAATAATAACACCTTCTTCGACTTATCCAGGATAGAGGATTTCAATGATAATTTGATGAATACGGCTATGTGGACGGTTACTGGTGGTGCTGACGTAGCGGAGACTAACCAACGACTTGAGATGACTGAACCTGCTTCTACAACAACAACTAAGCAATTACTAAGTAACGTCGCCTATAACCTCACGGGTAGGGTTATCTCGTGGGAGTTAGTAAGTGCGGGGAACCAAGCCCTATCTACGGCTTATGTATATTTTATCCTCCAGAATGCTGCGGACACCGACCAGCTAAGGATAACGGTTATTCAAAATATTATCAGGTGCCATAAGAAGGTGGCGACCACATCAACCCAGGTTGGAACTGACCTCGCTTATAATTCGGCTGTACATAAATACTTTAGGATAAGGGAGCTGGGTGGTACCGTATATTGGGATTATTCGACGAACGAAAAAACCTGGACTAATATAACTTCGACAGCTACACCGATTGATATCACAGCTCTATATATGAGGCCGGTTGTAATATGTACGAGCCCGGAGGCCTCTGCTCATGTAGGTATTTTCGATAATATTAGATTTTAAAGCTATGGAACTAACAAATGAACAGAAAAAGATAATAATAGATTTACTATTACAATTATCTTTGCCTTTATCACAGGCTCCCGTGGTACTTGAAATAGTAGAGATACTGAAAAAGCAAGTAGAAAAGCGGGGTTAGAAATGGTATAATATAAAGATAACGAGGGGATTATTTAACAGTCCCTTAAATGGCCTCAACAAATAGAACAAAAAGATTCTTCGTAACGTATAGAGATTTCTCTGGTGGTATGCAAGAACTCACTTCCCCACTCGTCGTGGCTGATAATGAAAGCCCTTTTCTTAGTAATGTGCAATTAGATAAGCCTGGGACAGTGTATAAGAGTCTTGGATATGAGTTGGTTGGAGCTTCTGGCTCTGCTGGTGCGGTAAAAGGCGCGGGAGTATTCGAGAAAGAAGACGGGACTAATACGCCTCTTAAACTTCATACCACAACTTTAAAGAAATTTGACGGAGCTTCTTGGATTAGTGTTGCCACTTCGTTTACTAATAACTCTACCGATAAGGCGGAGTTCATAAATGCTTTCCTAGATAACACTGATAGAATATATGTTGCTACGGGACATAACGACAACCTGTTCCACTGGGACGGAACTACGTCTGGGACAATAACAAATGTAAAGACTAAACACCTAGAGCTGTTTAATAACAGGCTTTACTGCGGTAATGTAAAACTAAGTACAGTTGCATATCCGATAAGGGTTCAATTTTCAGGCCTGGGTGTAGATACTTTTGATACGGCTGAGGACTTCTTTGACGATGTCGGAGAGCCTATTACTGGAATGAAAACCTACGCAAGTAAGTTATTTATCTGGACTGAGAATAAATGTTTTGTATATGATGGTAATACACTAAGTGAGATTGTTGGGGATTTTGGTACTACAAGTGCTAGAAGTATTCAGGTAGTTGAGGGGAGAATGTTATGGTACGGCAGAAATGGGGTGTATATGTACGCAGGAGCAGGACTTCCTGTCTTGGTTAGTAAAAAGGTTGATAATATATTAAGATTGGTTTCTTCTGCCACTAATATCGCGGCTGGAATTGACGAAAGAGGAAGGTATGTTTTGTACCTCGGAGACATGACCTATGGTGGCGTAGCTTACACAGACTTAGCGATTGTCTACGACGTGATTAATAATAACTGGACATTAAGACCTAACTCTCCTTTTGGTTGTTTTGTTACTGTTAAATCTAGTGGGTCGTATATCCTATACGCTGGAGATGTTGATAACGATAAGATGTGGAAACTAAATAACTCATATGGAAACAATGGGTCTACGATTAATACAGAAATTCAGACTAAGAAATTTGATGCCAATAAGCCAGAAGATATTAAGAACTTCTGGAATATATTTGTAACGTATAAGCCAAGTGGAAACTCAGAATACTTAACTGTTAAGTACAGACTGGACGGAGACTCCACATGGACTCAAATTGAAGGGACAAATAATAACGTTGACCTGTCTGGAACAGACCTCATTAAGACTGAGAAGTTGGAGTTAAGTGGTGTTCAAGGTAAGCTTATACAACTACAGATTACTCACAACTCTTTAACGGGCGGGTTTGATATTTACGAGATAAGATTAGAGTGTGATATGTTAAGAAGTTAATGGATGGATATAATGAGTTTCTCTCAAAACTAATAAAGATTCGAGAGGCTGGGACGGTTTATCCAACGGCTATTCAGTTAGGGTCTATTGATAACTCAATGATTAAGGGGTTGTCTATAACGGCAAGTAAGATAGCGGACTCTACAATAACAGGTTCTAAGATAGTTGGGGGGACCATTACTGCCACAAACATAGCCAACTCTACAATCACAGGGGCCAAGATAGTAGACTCAACTATAACAGCGGGTAAAATAAGTGTGTCTTCCTTGTCCTCAATATCTGCAAACATAGGAACAATTACTGCTGGAACTATTACTGGTGTAACAATCTCTTCCTCTACATTCGTCCTACCATACGGTACGGTGGGCTCTACGGGGTCTTTAAGGTGGGCTGACGGTACGTCTAAGATATGGGTAGACACTGCGTCTTCAATGGGGTTAAGAGCTAATGGTGGGCACGTCTATCTATACGGTGGAAGTACGGAGATTGCTTCGTTCCACTTAAACGCACAGGCAGTGTTAAGGTATGGTGCTTACTTGTATGGAAACTTAAATGTAGCTGGTAATGCAAATATAACTGGATACTTAATAGTTGGGAACGGAACATCTGGTGATTATCTAAGAGTAAACACTTATTCTACTATGTTTGGTATTGTGTATATGAATAACTTTTCGATTAGGGACATCGGGGCTGTAACCTTTAATGCTCAGGAGATTGCGGCTAACAATCAGTTGTTTGTAAGGGCCTCTGATGGTAAGTTGGTCTTTAGAGATAGTAATGGGAGTGACTACGCCTTGTACTAGCAGAATTAGCCCTAGAATATGGTATAATATTATATAGTAAACGGGGGACAATTAAATAAATACTCGTTTATGTCAACACAAGCGTATAAGGATGCTCAGAAACTATTAAAGAAGGCTCCTACAGCTAAAGATTTTGTAAAGATTTACGGTGACTTCAACAAGTATTGGGGTGGTCAAGCTCCTCTCGCACAAGAGGGTATTCGTATGCAATTAGAAAAACAGTTTGAGCCTCAGATTACGCAAGGTATAGGAAATATAAAACAAGACTTTTCAAATAGAGGATTATTCAGAAGTGGTATTCGAGCTGGAAGCGAGAATAGATTCCTAGGGGATACCGCCGCTGAAGTATCGGACCAGGCAAATATTCTTCTTGAGGGTAGAAAAAAGAATGCGGGAGACTTCTACTCAAACCAACAGGGCCTATACGAAAAGAAGCCTATCGGATACGCAGGATTAACACCTCAGACACCAGCCCAATATACCGTAGGGGCCCCACAAGCACAGCAAGGAATTGGTGATATGTACGGAGGTGCTGGAACCTATCAAGGTGGAGAAGGAACTTCTTACTTACAGGCATACAGAGATTATCTTAAAAAGAAATCCCCAGATTACTACTCTAAGTATTACGGGGCTTAAAATTATATAAAACTATTATGGCAAGTGCAGCACAATTATTAAAGGAGTATAAGAAGTATAATATGACTGGCTTCACTGACGAAATAGAGAAACAGTATGGCGAAAGAACCAATTATAATAAAGACTTAATAGACCAACAGAACGCTATTACACAAGAACAGTTGGCGGCCCCCGCACAACTAAGAAATGACTACTACAATTCCCCAAGTAGAAATGCCTTAAATCAAGAGAATGTAATTGCACAATCACAGGCTAATATTGGAAGTAGGTTGGGTTCTGTAACGGATATGTTAAATGCTAGAAAACAAGGATTTAATGATATACTTTCAAAGGGGATATCTGGATATCAAATGAACATGGAAAACTCCTGGAGGGTTTATCAAGACGCAGTACAAAGAGAACAGTTTGCCGCACAACTGAGGGCCTCGGGCGGAGGTGGTGGTTCCTCATGGAATCCGTTTGACCAAAACGGAAACGGAGTTAACGACGAACTAGAAGGAAAGGGAGGTGGAGGGCCAACGGCTGAGGTTGAAGGCGTAACAGACAAGGCAACATCCGCCGTAGATAAATATGCTAAATATAAGAAGGCCTCTCAAAAACTAGGCGGAGGATTTTTAGGTAATTTATCTGGGTATTATAAAACCTACGGATTGGGTGCCTTTAATCCATTAACGGCATTAACTAATACGAGTATAGCTTCCACTGGTTACAACCCAACAATTTCTTATCTAACGGCCGCTGGAAAGAGTGGGGCATCAAAGTTTGCAAGTGTTTGGAATAGTGTTAACAAAAAGAAGAAATAATGGCATACGAAAAGATTGATATAAATAATCTGGGTGCGTGGATTAAAGCCAACCCTGGAAAGAAGTTCAAGATAGGCGGAAAAGAATATACTGCCCCTAAATCGGGATTAGAACAATTTGCAGAAAAGCTCACGTCTCCGATAAGAGCTATTCCTGCGGGTCTCTTCGCTGCAATTTCTGGAAAATCTGGAGAGGATAATCCTTTCTTAACCAAACAAGAAGAGGGTTCTTTTTATCAAGACCCTGGTAAGTTCGCATTAAAAAGTGCTGCTGGCCTAGCTTCATTTGGAATCCCAGGTGGTGCTGCGGCTAGTGCTACCACTAGGCTTGGGGCTATTGGTTCTGCTGCTGGAAGGGGTGCTTTAGCTGGTGGACTTGGTGGTTATGGAATGTCTGAGCAAGGTCAAGAATTACAGGGTGCCCTTGGTGGTGCTGTAACAGGTGGTGCGTTGGGGGGTTTGCTTGGTGGTCTTGGTTTTAAGACTACTGGGAAAGGGGCTCAAACACAACCGCAGGCCCCTGGGGAATACACTCCAGTTAACAGACCTGCCTATTTGAAACAGGGAACAACAAAAATAACACAAGAGGAGTTGCCAAGATGGTCCTCGTTCACGCAAACGCCAGAGGAACAGATTGCAAAGTTTAATGGTTTAGACCCAATTAAGAAGGCTAATATTGAACAGTCTTGGAGGAACTGGGGAGTTGCCAAGTTGGATGAAACGTTTGAAGAGAGTATTGCTAAGAACGGAAACTTTATGAACTATATGGATGCTAAGGGGTTACTTCCTAAAGAGACCACTGCCTCTGCATTTAGTAAGGCTGCTACAAAGGCTAGAAAATTAATAACAGAAGATAAGTTGAAGCTACTAACTGGTTCAACCCCAAGTACCGTTTTTGATGTGTTAGAGGAAAAAGCTCTTAATAACGTTAGGGCTAATTATCCAGCATTAAAAGAAAACGGCAAGGCAATTAAGACAATAAAAGGTGTGTTTAAAAGGCTGCGTGGTGAAGGAGCTAGTGTAACAGACGTAGCTATTGATTCAGAGATTAAGAAACTTGGAAAGAATGTGTTTTCTTCTCAGAAGGCCAATCTTAATGATAGTGAAAATGCTTATAAATATATATGGGGGGAACTAAAAGATATATTAAACGAGGTTCCTGGATATAACGAAATTGAGGGTATCTCTTCGGCTTCTGCTAACTTTTCAAAGAATATAGGAAAAACACTTCAACAACAACAAAGGGGTATGTCGGTATTCTCTCCCGCCACGGCACAAGGGCAGTTATTACAAATCCAGAAGTCTGGCGAGAAAGTTGCAAAACTAAGAGGTGGTGTGCTAGACTTTCTAACGGGTTCTAAGGGGTATAGGACGCTAGCAAATGCTCCAGATACAGTGAAACCTTCTGTGGTTAAGAGTATTCTTCCTCAATTATTACAACAATTAACATCTGGGAAGGTTGCACAGCAACTGCCCAAGGTGGCGGGTATAGGTGTTGGTATGTCCGCTGGGGCAACCCCAATCCCTCAAGAGATTTCTCAGCCTACCTCAAAACAGTCGGTAACACCAAACATGCAGGAACTCGGCCCTCTTCAGTATTTAGCTATGGCTAAGAAGATAGCTCCTGACGCTACTTTAGCCCAATCCCTTGCATTG